CTCATCGACATTGATAGGAGGCGCAACAATTTCGAATATTCGAGTTCCCATGACAATGCGCATCTGATTAGTCACTCCTTCGATGTATCGAATAAATAGTTTATGAGTAATTGAAGACTTTTCCTTATCTTGAGCAAAGAACTCTTTACTGCCCAACGGCAATAGATTTGCTCTAATATCACGAGCGAATACCTGCCAATCAATTACCGTTTCATTGATTGCATTATTGGTTTTGATGGGTTCTTGAATCGTAACAACATGGCGTAGTTTTCCGGCGCGCATAACAGACCTACAAATGATATTTACGAAAGGATTGAACCAAGAATTCATAGCCTTGCGGCATTTCAACCACGTTAATACCTTGAGTTGTGCTTTCTCGATTTTCGTAGAAATGGCTGACTAATAACTTGATGGCTTGCTTTATAGCATGTGGTACCAATTCTCGTGTTGCATGACCAGCAGTCATAGAAATAGTGATTGCCTGTAAGCGACCGTCTTGAACTTGCGGCCATGAGCAATTCGGCGCGGGACAAAGAATAGGCTCTATTCCTATCCCTGAAAACTGGTACAAAGATGGATCAAGGGTTTGCTCTACTCCATCAACATCAAAATATTTGATCTCATCAATATTTATAATCGGGCGTAAGGGTATCTTAATAACGTCCTCAAACTTTTCTAAGTACCCTATGTATTGTTGCTGGGTCGTTATGTATCCAATATCACGCTCGACGTATTCCCTGACGGTAGAAGTTAATGCATCAATCAATTGATCGTCCATGTCGTGCGTGATATTGGAATTCTGTTTCGCCTGATGAACCGTTACCGGTTCATCATTTCGAATTGATGCGGGTATTAGCTTCATTGAAAGTTACCGTAGATTACTTATTTAACTTTGCGATTTTTTTATCAACTAACCATTCTGCATAGTCTTTTTCAAAACCTGCGACTTCGCCTTTATTGTATGGGGTGTGGTGTTTTAGAAAGGTTACAGAGATCAACTTTACATCACTTTTAACCGCACCATCACTTTTAACCGCTTCACCTGTTGTCTTTGTCATTATCATTTACCTTTTGTTAAAGATTAAGAAAACAAAAAAGGGCTGAATATACAGCCCTTTTAAAGAAGAAAATACAAATAGAAGGTATAGAAACTTTATTTACAAGCCCCAACGAACACCAGTAAGAACCGCCGCCGCACCTGCATGACGAAGACCAAAATCATGTTCTTCGATAACACGAATAATTGACTCATCACGACTAAATGCTGACACAAGATTTCCACCGTCCATATAAGAGCCATCGGTTGAAACATCTAACATCAATGAAAGCGCATCACCAATAATAGCGTGATGAAAGTCAACAAGATAAACTTCAGACTCATCGGAACCCACACCTAAATTTTCAGGAATTTGCGTTGTCCATGCAACCGGAGTCTTACCGATCATTCCTGTCTCGCGAAGTTCTGGATAAATTAAATTGCCGTTCGCATCACGAAGAGTTTCAAGATAGGTATAAGAGCGCTGACTCATAATTAAACCGGGTCGTACCATACGGACATTATTCGCTCGTAATCGACCTACCAAACGCTGTAAATCACTTTCAATATTGGCAGCACTATTACCAGAAGAGGCAATGATATTTCCTGCAAGAGCGGCAGAGCGCAATCCAGTCACTAGATTAGCGGATCCATCATCACGAATAAATGCTAGATCTTCGCGTTCTGCTACAACATTCACTAAGTCATCTAAAACAAACTGGTTACCTTCGGATGTTCCAAACCGTAAAAGGTCATTCGAAACCGGCACTAAACCAGTTAGTTTTTTCTTTGTTAGCTTAAACTCACCAACTGTTGGCTCAGACTTAGTAATATCATCCCCTTCAGCACCATAGCCAGCAGAAGCGCTGGATAACCCTTTGCCCATAGTTAAGCTACCTTCCGGCATAGGCACTACACGACATCCTCCATTTAAATTTCGCATCACAACATTGGGTCGTAAGATTTCGATAAATTCATTTCGAAAGCCCGGAGGAACAATAAAACCTCCGGCAGCGCCACTTGAAGTATTCAATGCTGCCGCAATAGTTGGGTAACCTTCTTGCTCTGCAAAGTGCGCTGCTTCACGCGCCATGCCTTTATTGGCTAGCAAGGCACGAGTCATGATAGCAACCGCCTGACCTTTAACTAAAGGCTTTTCCGTAGCACCAATAACTTCAATAGTGTTTTCCTGCGTAGCTTCAACTGCTTCAAGCTTCTCAGCTTTTTCGGCTCGCTTAATCTTCGCATCGATTGATTCAAAATCAGCTTCGAGATCAACAAACTCTTGAATTTCTTCATCTGATAGTTCGTTTCCATCCGCTTCCTTTTGAGCAATCGCTTTAATGCGATCTTTGACCTTTGCTTTCTCTGCTTTCAATGAGTCGATATTACGTGTTGTCATGGTATTTTCCTCTAACTTAAAAATAAAAAAAGCGGCCAATAGGCCGCCTTAGATTCACCCTAAAAAAGGGAATTTATTTAGCGAATAGCAATTGATTTAGCTCGACGCTGCAAACTAGTTTTTGAGTTATTTGAATTTCTTGTTTCATCGATCACTGTCAAAAAAGCATCTCTAGAACTTTTTATCTCATGGACTAGCCCTTGGTTCATTGCTGCTTCACCTGTGAAATAATCAGCCTCCAAGCTAGCGAGTTTTGATTTGCTGATGCCCATATTTCTCTCAACAGTAGACAAAAACATTTCATTAAATGCATCTACTTCTGCTTGAACTTTTGCGCGAGCTTCATCAGAGATTGGCGTATCGGGATCAAGATCAGCCTTTCTAGCACCGGCTGTAATCGTCTCAATATCGACTTTCTTTTCTTCATTCATTCGACTAAAACTGTATAGTTTTGCAATGACACCGATAGAGCCAGCACCTCCACTTCTACTTAAGTATATTTTAGAAGCCGAACTTGCGATGGCGTATGCAGCAGAGTAAGCGCTATCATTGATAATGGCGGTTATCGGTTTAATACCACGAGCTTCATAGATTTGATCAACGAAATCAAATAGCCCGTTGACCATGCCACCACCTGAATCGATATCCAAAACAATATGCTTTACAAGTTCGTTATTAAGCAAAGCTTGAAACTCATTTGATAACTGCATATAGGACTTAAGGCCAGAATAGCTATCAAACCCGCTAGTTCGGTTGACTAAAGTACCAGTAACATTAAGGACACCTACACCACCTTGAATTTCATCATCCTGCCCAAGTCGTGCGCCAGTTACACCAGATTCTTGAACTTTCGATAGCTCCAATTCAACGCCGCCGTTATGAGTAATCTCAAGTAATGTATCGAGCTTTTGAGAAGCAATTGCCCACGGGGTATTAGTAAGTTTTGAAAACAAGGTTGGGTATTTCATTATTTGTCACCTTCATCTTTATCGCTCGTTTCGATAGCGTCTTGGTTAATCATGTTAAGTGGGGTGTGATAGCTGTTACCCTCTTCATCATCTCTTAGAGGTTCGTTCTCTTTCTTCCTTACATCATTTGCGGAATACACACCCCATTGACGCGCCTTAGAGTAAACTTCAAAGCGAGTCTTAATATCTGCTCTTTCAAGGGCAGACAGGCTATGTTCAAAGTAGTACTTCCCTCTTTCTTCAGGTCGGAGCAAGGAAAGGTTGTAGCGTTGCTCTTGCCGAATAAGCCAAGGCCGCAATGAAAACTTAATGAATGCCAAGCTCATGTGCTCAATGTTATTGAACGTAGAGCGATCCATTTCATGGAGTAAATGAACCGGAACATTAAAAATACGAGCAATCTCTGCAATTTGAAACTTTCTGGTTTCTAAAAACTGAGCATCGGTATTGCTGACGCTAATTTGCTGATACTTCAAACCAGAGTGCAATACTGCAATGCCGTGTTTATTCTTTCCGGCGTTTTGCTCAATCCAAGATTTCTTCAAGTCTTTAATTTGGTCTTCTTGCGCTCTATCAGGAGTAACCAATAAACCGGCTGGCGTCGCTCCATTTTTAAATGTGGTTGCACCGTGTTTTTCAGCAGCAAGGGAAAGACCAAGCGCCTCACGAGCCATTTCAATTGGATTTAATCCATACAGACCGTTAGATGAAAGCCCCTTAAGATGCAATATTTGTCTAGCAGGTAAAGTGCTATTTAACTCATCGCACTCAAAATAGAGTCTGCGCTTACTGGTAAGCACCGGTCTAGTCTTATCAGGGTTTAGATAGATAAGCTGGCCTAGCTCTCCACGCTGACTTCGCTCAATAGATGAGTAAGCATTTCCTCGCAAACCAAGCGCTATCATATTGGCCTCTCGCCACTCATAAGAGGTCATTAACTCGTTTGGAGCTGCATATAAAACATTGTATGCAGGATGGTCTTTTGCTTCATGTTTTGAGTCAGATCCGCGCTCATAGAGCTTCAGCGGTAGTGAAGCAACGCTCTCAGAAAGAATTCTTACGGCTTGCAAAACGGCAGTAATTCGCATGGCGCTATCAGCCGTAATCATCTCACCTGAATTGGTAGCTCCACCACCAATCAAACTCACTAGCCATTCTTTCGGCTTAGATACTCCTGATGATTTCCCAAAGATTCTAGATAATAGACTCATTATTAAACACCGTAGAAATTGATTTTCGAATCATCAACGATAACCGCTCTGCTCAATGCCATAATCGCAGCAACAGCACCATCAATCTTATTGTCACGACCTTCTTTAACCGGTCGCATTTTCTTACCATCGTCGATTTCTTTTGCCACAACATTGCCCATCATCCAATTGAGTGCCGGATTATTGTTGTGATGTATTCGACCTAGTTTGAGTAGACGCTCAAACTCTTTCATCGCATCGCTGATTGAATAGTTCTGAGGCACTTCAACAATTTCAATAGAAGGATTTTCTTTGTGAATGTTTTGAACAATTTGAGTTGCTCCCCAAGGATCAAAGGCAACTTCTTTAACTTGATACTCTTTACATTCAGCAACGGCCAGATCCTGAACTTGGTCGTAGTCAATAGTATCACCATCACAAGTCAACAAATGTCCTTCGCGCACCCATTGTTCGTAATGTTTCCGTTCAGGATCCTTTATCAACTCTTCAGGTATGTAGAAGTTACCAAAGAAAAAGAAATGCTGTATTCCATCAATTTCCTTTTCAAACATAGTGACATCGGCGGTTATATCTAGCTTGCTGGACATATCCAAGCCTTTGATTGAATCGCAGCCCTTAAAATCCTCTATACAAAGATTTTCATCACCAGCCTTTTGCCAATCAACCATATTGAGCCATGCACTTTTTGCATAAACCCATTGATCAAGATGTTTAATCTTGAACGTATTTTGTTTCCTTGCATTTCTAGATGCTTCCAGTTGTTTAGTTCGCAACCATTCAGCACCAACTGAGATTCCTATATTTGGATTCGCTTTGACTAGCGACTCCTCAGACGTCCAATCATCTTTCTCATCAATAGAATAAATAATTCCAAAATACTGTTGATCGGCACTTTCGCTTTTGTAGTCTTGCAAGGTATTTTGAAGCTTTTTCTGATGTTGAAAGCATGGACCAGCAGGATTGGTACCAGCCGTTGTTATCATTAACAGCAATGGTTGTTCTCTCGCGCCCATACCCGTCGACATAGTGTCATATAAAACATCATCATCGTGTTCATGGACTTCATCAAGAATTGCGCATGACGGACTTGAACCATCACCAGGCTTACCAATCACCGGTTCAAATTTCGATTCGTCAGGAGAATGCTTAGATCCTTTTTTATCACAAATTAATTTTCTAGCGTGTGGGCTAACACCGTAACTCGCTTTTAAGTTCGGCGTTCTCTCAACCATCTTTTTTGCTGGAGAGAAAACTTCCCACGCTTGTTTCTCAGTGGTTGCTCCACAATAAACTTCCGCACCATACTCACCATCTTCAACGAGCATGTACAACCCAATTCCAGCCGCAATCACAGACTTGCCGTTCTTACGACAAACACAAATGTAAACTTCAAGAAATCGGCGTAAACCAGTTTGCTTATTAAGCCAACCAAAGATATTGGCAATTATAAACTTTTGCCATCCTTCCAACTTGATGCGCCTATCCTTACCTCGTCGCGCAGCCCATGCTCCTTTAACATGCGGTAAAAGCTCAATAAATCGAATAGGTTTAGTCGCTGCATCAGCGTTGAAATAATATTTACAACCGTCACTTTTTGAGTGCTCAAGATCAAAAAAGAAACGTTCTACCGCTAGCTTCTCCCATTTGCATGAAGGTCTCTTGCCCGAGATCACATCATCACAATATTCAAAAATATCATCAATGTGCTGGTCATTGTGCATCACTAAAGATCATCAAACTCGTTACCACCAAACAAATCACCTTGCTTCGAATTAAAGCGCAATTCAGTCGCAGGTGATAAACCTAAATGCGCAGTAAGCTGCATGAACTTTCGAAAGTCGTCATTAAGTTGAGCAACATCAGGCTTTGACTTCCACTGTTCACCGTGTCGGCCAGTGGTTACATAAAACCATTTAGACTCATCAAGTTTTGCTCGCAGTTCATCAAGCCGCGCTTTTACAACGCAATACTGTTGAATCGTATCTACGTACAAAGCTTTTAATCGATTGGCTTTTGACAGCTCCAGCGCTACACGATTCCATATCTTAGTTTCGTCTCGATTTAAACCGCGCGGCTTTAGTGTTCTAACTGCTCGCTTATGTTGACCTTCATTATCGGCTGCTGCTTTTTGTCCTTGATCATAATTCGGATGCTTTCTTACCGCTCCGTTTACGTCAGGTAGTCTACCTTTACTCATAGTGGTGAAACTCTTTTAAATTTATCGCGCATAAAAATGGAGTTAGGGCGGTGGTCAGCCGACTAATTCCCCTAGAGATTTTTACCCCCCTACCCTAGATCGTTTCGATTCTTCTAATGTCTTTTCTTTGTGACAGTTCTTGCAAATGCATTGCAAGTTGTTCTCTCGATCGGTACCACCTTCAGACTTAGGTATGATGTGGTCGACTGCAAAGAATGAAGTGACTCGATCATTTCTTAAGCATGGCTGACACAAACCATTGTCTCTCTCAATGATTCGCTTTCTTATCTTCTGCCAACTGTAACCATAACCACGCTGAGCGGATGTCTTGGTATGCACGTTTGACCATGAGCGCTTAAGGTGTTGATGCTCTTGACAGTATCCATGACGCTCGATTGTGAGTCCTTTGCATCCTCGGTACCGACAAGGCCGCTTTGCTCTTGA